AACGACAACTACCCTCGCGAGTCGTACGTTTGGTCCCTGGACGCATTCCACCGTTTTTGGTGGTAACGTCCCTGGGTACAAACTGTTGATACAGCAGGGTAACAGCGCAACCACTTCCCTTACCGGGAAGCGGTCTCGCGTGGTTAATCCTGGGTACCTCACAGCAAGAGTGACGAAAGGTTCTGCAGTAGGCAGTCAGCTGAAGGAGACGAGTGTTTACGGGTTCAACATTGAATCCGCTGCACCAACCTCCCTAAGCTTTTTGGATGGTTCGAAAGTCATAGGTGCTGAAAATGCTGCCAAGTTGGCCTTTGTGCGCAAAGCTAAAGCAGTAAACCGCCAATTCCAAGGCGGGGTATTTCTTGGTGAGCTCACTGAGGCGATCCGTATGGTAAAACGTCCGGCTAATGCGTTGCGTAATGGTATGGGAGGGTATCTCGATGCCTTGAAGAAAAGGCGTCGCTTTGCCTCTGTCACACCACGAGCATTAACTGGGGTCTCTGCATCGCGGAGATTTCAGCGCATTTTGTCGGATACGTGGCTCGAGTATTCTTTCGGTTGGACCCCATTGCTTTCGGATATAGATAACGGGATGAAGGCTATTGCCAATCACGTTGTCTCTCCGTCAAGGCCCAGACTTGTTGTCTGTGCCGGCAAAGGGTCCTATTCCGAATTTTCCGTAAGCCAGCTCGGCTATTTAGCGCAAAACCTCGCCTTCTTCAATGGTAACGTCGTTACCGAGAGGAAGGTTGATGTTAAGTTCTACGGAGCCGTTCGTGCTTATAATCCTAGCAACGTACCTTTTAGGTACTATGGTGTATCCTTACAAGAGTTTATACCGACAGCTTGGGAACTCGTGCCATGGTCGTTCTTCGTGGATTATTTTGCCAATATTGGCGATATCCTCGAATGTTCGACCTTGATCCGTTCAGACATCTCGTGGGTTAATCGCGGCATTAAGCAGTCAGAAACTCTGACCCATTATTGCGGCGCTCTTAACACATTCGGTGTCCCTACGGTGACAGGTTACTGCTCGGGCAGCCCGGCGAAACATGAATACGCTGAGGTCTTTAGGACGCGGTGGGATGGCTCTCTTATACCGATTTTGCAGTCAAAACTGCCGAACACGGGTAGGAAGTTAGCCAACATCACGGCCCTATTACCAAAGCTTAAGTCATTAACGCCTTTTCGTTAGCTTTCTCTCAGATGTGAGGATAAACACATGGCTCTTACTTCGCCTTTTACTGGCGCAACCATGACCGGGTATCTCACGTCACCAACTTATACGGTGACGTCGGATATGGCACCTTCGACCAACGGCAGGCAGTATGCTGTTACCGCATTAGGCGGTACGCAAACTGGTGTTGTCGTCTCGTCGGTGGACACTCCGTTCACCCTTACCGTGTTTAAACCGGGTACCCTTAAACAGGTTCCTTTGGTTTCTCCGGCGACGGGTGTTTTTGTGAGTCCGGTCGGTCGCAATGTCTGGCGACGTCTGGTGCGGAAGGGGCTCATCCCGCTTGCGGGACAAGCTCCGCAGATCGGCTTGGTCGATGTGAAAATCGACCTTCCAGCCGGCTGCACCGCGGCAGACGCCAACAGTGTTGCGGCCCTACTCTCGGGGGCTATCGGTGCTCTGAATGATCAGGCCACCGCAATCATGAACGAGGTGAAGACCGGTGTCGTCACGTTCTAGGCGCGGGAGAAAACCCGTGCATCAGGCGTCCGTAAGGGCGTCTGTAACTAGAATAGTCGACCACGTCTCTTCGCGCACATGCCTTAATTGTGCATGTGCTCTCGTCCTTGGTCTAGCGCTTATAGTCTTGTTAAGGGACTACTTGCGCTTATAGCTTAGAGAGGAAAACCAGCATGGTTGCATTTACCGCCAGTGCTCTTTTCAGCTGCCTTGAGGAGGATCTTCTGTCTGACAGACAGGTCGACCCGCCTTCGAATCAGGCAAAGGTGTCGCTTCGTAACTCTCTGATGAAGAAATTCGTCAGTGTAGTATCGAAGGACGCTGATGCTCGAGCGATGGAAAAGTTTCTTGCGGCCAATATACGCTGCAGGGAATTCGGGTCTTCTAAGACGCCCGGGTTGTTCGATTCACTGCTTCTTGGGCATTTCCGTGAGGAGATGCACAAGTTCTTTGAGCCTAACAATCGAGGTCCCCTAATCCCTTCACTTGAATCGGTTTTCACCGGTTCACGTGTTGGGCCAGGGTCTACCCTAGGAACGGACTATACTGACTTGTACAACAAGCTCTATAACTCCGATCTGACTGCGTCTTCTGAGAAACTCTTTAGGTACTACCGTGCCTACATCGAGCAGACCCCAGAACTCCTGCGCGCGGAAGTGCGCAGACTTGAGCACGGGTATTCCTGCAATGTAGTGCCAGGCAGCCGCCTTAGCTTCGTGCCAAAGAACGACGAAATCTCTAGAGTCATATGCATCGAACCCTCGCTGAATATTTTCTTTCAGCTTGGGCTTGGTGCCGCTATAACGCGCCGGCTGAAGACACATTGTAACATCGATATATCACCGGTTCCCGGGAGGGACTATGTAGGAGCGGAATACGACGCCTTTATGAAGCGTCGAACATCCAATCCTATGTCCCCCCCTTCCTGGGAGACCGATGATGATGAAACATACTGTTCTCAGCAGGACGTCAATAGAGAACTTGCTAGAGTCGGATCTCTCGACGACCGGTTGGTAACAATCGATCTAGAGAGTGCCTCCGACTCTATCTCCTGGAAGATGATTATGGCGTTTGCTCCCAAGTCTTTGTGGACTTGGTTGTGGGCGCTAAGGTCACCTACCGTGGAACTCCCCAACGGGAGTATAGTTCAGGCTTATATGGTGAGTAGTATGGGGAATGGCTTTACGTTCCCTCTGCAAACAGCCATATTTTCCTGTATCGTTAGGGCGTCGTACGCGTTCGCTGGAAAGCGGATGCCTAATGCCGGCAAAGAATGGTCGGTCTTCGGGGACGACATCATCGTAAACAAAGAAATTTGTCCGATGGTGCTTCATCTCCTTGACCTTCTAGGCTTTACCGTCAACGCGTCTAAGTCCTTTTTAGAAGGGCCGTTCCGGGAGTCCTGTGGTGCTGATTATTACATCGGCAGAAACGTCCGCGGGGTCTATTTAAAGGACCTACAGACGCCACAGTCTCTCTGTACTGCGATAAACCTTCTGAATCGCTGGTCCGCCAGAACTGGGATTTGTCTCCCCAGAACTGTGACCTACCTTCTTAGCATTCATGGCGGGTTGCAAAACCTACCACTGGTGCCAAGATGGGAAAACGACGACGCAGGTGTGAAGGTTCCCTTTCTCCTCGTTAAAGATCGTAGGCGTAGCAAGAGGTTCCAGTCTGTTCTATACTGGAGATACTCGGCTAAGCCTGCTAAAATCTACTTCTCGGAGTTAGATACCTTCTGGGGCGCTAGGAAGCGCCGGTCCCGTTTAAACGAGGCCGGTGCTCTTAGAGCTTTTCTCGCAGGAGTGTTGGAAGGCCGAAAGGCCGGACAACACGTTTTGGTGACCGGTAGTGTCAGTGTTAGGCATAATACTGTCTTCTACCGGAGAACCACCGGTGTCGCCCCCAATTGGGACAGCGACTTCGGTGATCCCTTAGGCAAGGATGTCTATTCACGTGACTGGAAATTTCACGTGTTGGTCAACCTGAAAGCTTGACCATAAACCCGAG